CTATGGCTTCGGATATCTTAGGTGCTGGTGGTGCATCTGTAATAGCTTTTACTGATGGTCTTATGGCTGGGACTAAGAATGAAGGTTTGAGTCAAGGAGTAGTCCAAGGTCTTTCAGGGGTAATTGATTCAGGAGTAAGACAAGCCAGATATTTACAACCAATTACCAGTTTGTTTGCTGGTAGATCAATAAGCCCCGGTGCTAGTGGCGAGATTGCTACAGCATTATACAATAAAAAAAGTTCGCTACGTAGTTTAACCAAGGATGCTAAGATATTAATGGGAGGTGTGGGATATGTAAAAGTGGATGGAAAAGATATTCCAATAGATACTATCGTTCCAACACAAGATCCAATAAGAAAAACCCTAGCCGCCGATGCTAGCACATTAACTTCTACTATTAATAATCTTGATAGCGAAATAGGAAACTTACGTAAAGAATTATCGAAGATTGAAAATTCTTCTCTATTCTCATTGAAAGATAAAAAGGACATAAAGGCTGGAAAACAATTACGGATACAAACCCTTAAATCTATGCAGCTTGGCCACTTAGTTACATATGAAAATACAATATCAAATATGCTTAGTAAGGAGTTTGACAGGGACATTCGGGTTAATCTTAGTGGTCGTGGGCTTGGTGCAGTTATTGGTGCCAGACCTAATGTAGATTAAGTTTCGATAATACTTCAGTTGTTACCCCAAACTGTTCAATAGATCTTGTTGCTCTGTATATTGTGCTTCTGTTGTTCTTAAATATCTGGCACATTCCACTCTCATGTAGGATGTTCATCAACAATTCCAGTTCTTTGGGATCTATATGCCGTCTAACCCGTTGATATAACTTGCTATGTTTAATACCATCACTGCCAGCTTCAATTAGTATTGATCTTACTTTTTCTATACCACCTGTTATCCTAGCTTTCTGTGAGAAATCTCCACCGAACAATCCATTAGCCTGTTGCTTAACTTTATTAACAAGCTTAATTCCATTGGTGATGTGGTTTGATTGTAACTCAAGTATTCCGTCATTGATTGCGAGACAGCTTGCCGCACGGAGGACATGATCATCTTCTCTAGCTTCGAAGCTTGACTGGAATGGATCGGTATGTGTTGATCTATTGTTATACCATTTCTTAAATTTCCTGAGTCCTCCTTGGGATATTGTAAGCCCTCCAATCTTTTTGGCTTCATGTATTGTCGCCTGGAATTTTGAGCATAACTCTTCATAATCATTTTCTCCTCTATGTTCCGGCCACGCTATTGCCCTCTTCCTGTCATCACTAACAACAAACATTACTCTACTGGTAAACCCGCCTTCTATTACTGAGGGATTAATAGCTGTAACCAACCAACTAGGAGTAGAAGCACTAAGGAATGTTACGAACACATTCTTTTGTATTATTTCTCCACTCTTTAATGTTCCGGGACTATTACGATACTCAGGACAATCATAGAGATCCGTAAGGAGTCCCGGCATTGTAGCCATATAACCTTCTCTACCTAATATAGTAACTAGTTCAGGTACGCAGAAGGATACTTCACTACTTCCATTAATTCTCGTTTGTTCATGTAGGATAAGTTCGAGAGCTTCGGGTGATGTTTTTCCACTAAGGATTGATGGGCTGTCGATAATACTGCGTATGTTGCTAATAGCCGTAGACTTTCTAGTCGTACCACTTTCAGCCGCCAATATAATATACCAATTAAGATATACAGGACTATTAGGCCGATCAAGATAAATGGCACGACCACCCCCAACACCAATTGCCCACATAGCACACCAAAAATCGTATGCATCTGCTGTTTCTACCACAGACATATACTTCATGTACAGTCCGATGAATGAATCTTCGGGTACTAGTTTTTTGTACTTCATTTCAACAGCCAATAGCGTATAAGTCTACACGGCTTGTAGTGTACTCCATCTGTGAATCCCCTTCTCATCTGGTACTGATTGTTTCAAGTCTGTAAAGATAGTAACAGGTTCACCTCTAATCATAATAGGTGACTCGGCATGTTTCTTCATAAGTTGTTGGACAGTGGTAGCATCTTCCGGTTTATGAAGAGCGATAAGAGCATCATGTACATTAAGTACCATTCGTGCAGTACCGGGCCAGTCTTTATCTTCGTGGCATTCATAGATAACCGAACTGACTTTATCTCCAATAGTACTTTGAGGAACGAAAGCAATGACACTATCAAAACTTTCTTCAGTTAATCTTTCCAACCAGATAAGTCTTCTTCCTAATGGGGTAAACAACATCTTTTCATTTCTGACAGTATTGATTGTCTTAGCCCACCCCTGTTGTATTTCGGGGAATGCTCTATGGTAACTGGCAAAAGCTTCGTATCCCTGTTGTATTGGGATGCCACAAACTTCTGCTAACTTAGGGGCTTGCATTCTATAGTTAAGACCATGAACACAACGTTTACCTAAGTATCTAGTTGTTGGAGTATTATCCAGTTCCCTGTCATAAGAAGGAACCTCTTCATAGGCACACTTAAATATTCTTGCGGCATTACCACGATGAACATCGAATCCCTCTTCAGTCTCTGCTTTCTGGAAGTTCTCTATTAAACCTTGCACTTGCCAGATATGAGCTACAATTTTCGCTTCCGCCTGTCTCAGATCGAAATAACTCAGCATGTACCCATCGTCTGCAATGAACATGGGATAAGCTCGATGAGGCTGATTCTGTAAGTTCATACCACTTCCCCATAGAACTTTTGAGGAACTTAGTCTGCCGGGAGCACTTTGGACACCAAACTGTTTGTACTCGCATCTTATTCTCCTGTCTGGATCAACCTTCATGGTTGCATATGTACTATAAAACTTATGTTCTATTAGATATTCGTTAAGGAGTTTAAGTAATTCCTTTTGTTCTTCAGTAGTCTTAGGGTGGTCAAGCATTCTTTGGCGGTTTTCTTTATTTGTGCTGCTTCCTCTTCCGACAAGACCAAGGTATGAGAAGAAGAGTTCTTTAAGCTGAACAGGAGACTTAGGGTTAGGCTTAAAGTCTGGATCGCCTGTGAGAAGGTGTACTTTATTGTGAAACTCTTCAAGTCTGTTATCAAGTTCTTGTTTAAGTTCATTGGATATTGCTCGTTTTAGTTCTGTATCTGTAAGCATCCCACCAACTTGCATCATTACAAGATGAGGTTGCAGTCTCATAACATGATTAAAGAAAAAGTCTTCCAGTTTCTGATCTTTAAGTTCCTTTTCCAATGCTTCATAAACTGCCCAAGTAATACAACAATCCTTGATGTTGTAGTCCCAGAACTGATTAATATCCCCACCTTCCCTCCATGTTTTTCCTTCATCTTTGTAGTATGGATGGTCAGTATACTGGGCTGTAAGATAACCAAGATTATGTGGCATCCTAGGATATAATGTATGGTGTGCTAATAAGGTATCGAACCAGACTTTATTTACTTTTATTCTATCTTTATACCACAACCAACCACAGTCAAAGCTTCCGTTCTGTGCTATGAACTTGTTTTCTGGATTATGTAATAGTCTTTGGATTCTGTTACGGAGTAGTATTTCTTCTTCAATGGTGTATCTGTTAGTACGGGAGTCCCTAAAGTTGATACAAATTCCTTCGTGTGCGTTGTTGGCAAATCCAATGCAAGCTGTTTCGTTGGCAATGACTTCGATATCAAAAGCAATTGGTCTGCTGCTGATGTCAAGCTCGTCGATATATCTGATAGCGTCCTCATAAGTTGGGTTAGTTGTTCCTGATATACTGTGCTTTTTGAACTTTCCATCTATTACTCTCCTTAGTTTTGCTATGTCGAACTTATACATAGGTTCCATAGCCAGATTACGCATGATGTGGGCTGGATTATTAGTAAGTATTACCTTGACGATTTTTCTTCTTCTGCCGACAGCACAATCGAATACTGATCCACGCCATTTGGTAATGCCTGAATCTCCTGTAAGTGCGTGTAACGCAAAGTTGCCAAGTGCAAGAATGTATTTGACGTTGGGCAGATTATCCAACTCCCAATGCAGGAGTCCTTCCCAGTGTTCGATCTCAGTCTTTTTAACAGGATTGCGATCATCAATCTTAGAAGACAATGATACCTGCTTTTTAACCACATTAGTGACATAACAATCCTTTCTTGTAATATCCAAGCTTCTTAATATATCCCATAACATTCTCCCGCTACCACCAACCAATGGCATCTTCATATTAGCTTCATGTTCTCCGGGAGCTTCTGCTACAATACATATCTCTGATTCTATATTCCCTGCACCTAAACAATCTACTTCCAAATGACAAGCTTTGGCTCTAGAGGTAAACTCCCTCATTAACCATGCTTCATTTTGTTTTGAAGTCATAGCATTCTCCAGAATCTAACCCGTTCAGTTATTGTTTTTGTTATCCTGCTGTAACTTTTTACCAAGTTTTGCATACCCTATAATATCGTCCCAGTGATCATCACTATAAGAACCACAAACAATCCTAGATATCTTAGTCAGTATATGTGTTAGTACGTGATGATGAGGCTGAACCAGATATAAGTTTGTCGACAGCGGATAAATATTATCTGATTCTTCATTCTTTACGACTATAAAATGTGTTAGTACTGATGATAATCCGGCAGCCAAAGAAAATGTATTCTTGTAATAGCCGTGAGTTGTTTCTCTTTTTGCCAATAGGTCGTCTATTTCATCATCCATTACTTATCCCCTTTCCTGTATAGACTCAGATTAATACTCTTAGCATCTGTAATGACTGCTACATGTTCTCTGGCTCTAGTTACTGCTGTATATAAATTCTTGCGGTTAAGTAGATATCCACGAGAACTATTCATCACATAGCACACTCGGTCATACTCACTACCTTG